GACGAAGATGAGACATCCGTTTTATCGATGATGAGCGTGTCCGAATCTGAGCCGTCGTTGGCAGTCAGCCTATACGGTGACGAGCTGTTGAATGTTGAGCTGGTGTCTCCGTCGTGCATGATAATCCCCAAAGGTGATCGATTTGATCCACCGCGCCCAAATAAACACAGAAAATCAGAATTTGTTGGCGGTGCAGTCACCTGAAGAATTGCGAATATAGTGACTGACGTTCCAAGATTTGATGTGGTTAAAACGGAATCAATCGCTGTGCCATAACTCAGCGATGCCTTGGAGCCAATACCGCTTGAGTTGTAAGTCGTGCTTGAAAGTAGTGTAAGATTAGGTCCGCTATTGCCGCTAATATCGGACCACGTTGTGCCAGAACCAGAATAACTACTAGAATCTGCAACGTCGTACAGGCCCAGTAATCCGCTCGTCACGGGATAGAATGACAGAGTGACCTCGGTGATTGCCGTGGCAGTTTTGACGCCGTCAGACGCTTTCATTCGAAAGTTAAAGGAACCCTCGTGGCTCTGGTTGGAAGATCCAACTAATGATGCCGTGCCGCCAGAGAATGTTGGAGCAGAGGCAAGCTGCACTGGTAAATTACTGTCGTTGTAGACGGTGGTCCCACTATAGCCATCCCAGCTATATTTGACCGGAAATTCATCAATTGCCACTCCAGCCAGTGTGACGGCAGTTGACCCGTCGTTGTCTAAATTTAGACTTGATGGGGGGGTCGTGGTCCAAATTGGTGCCGCATTCCCGCTCAAGTCAGCAGCCGACAGGGTAGCGAATACGACCGCGCTGGACGTCAAATTCAGCGCATTGTTGCTATTGCTGGATTGCTCCACCGTCCTCGCCATGACCGTCGCGCTACTAGACAAAACAGCCGTGCCTATTTCAAAACCCGTTCCATCGGTCACCGCATACCGCACCACATTTGTGTCTACCGCCCCCGCTTGGGCGAACGTCTGAAATCCGGCCTCGGCGGCGTTTAACGTAATATTCCCGGTGCCGGGCGTTCCGGTCACTGTCATTTTCACTCGATCTAAAAGCTTTACCATTTGTCTATCCTATGCCGCCACTAGGGCAATGTTTGAGGCGGGTATCCTAACGACGTCTTTAAGTGCCGTTGCATCAATGTTGCTTGCGAAGGTGCCGCGCATCAAAAGATTGCCTGTCTGTGGGGTCTCAGCGTCGAAGATGCCCCAGCCGGTAATTGTTCCAAAGTGCTTGCCCGTGGCAGGCGTATAATCGGCTGAGACTGCACCTTCGCTCGTGTCCGTGACCCAGCTTTGGATCGGAGTGTAGCTTACGCCTGTCGGTGTGCTTGCTGCGCCAACCACAACATCGTAGGTATTGGCGATTGGAAACTCAACTCGGTCGTTCCATTTGCGTAGCTCAGTTTTGCCCCAGTTTTGGCGACGACTGTTGGTGCTGTCCCACCCAGTCTGACGGGCAGAAGTGTTGTCCCATAGACCATCGTCGCGGGTGACCGAGTAGGCCAAAGAAGCCGAGCTGTTGCTTGCCTCGTTATATACCAGCCGACACCGTTGGTAGCCCCCATAGGTCTCTCCTGACCCATTGATGACTCCGGCCCGAAAGCGCGGGTTCTGTTGAGCGGCGGTGCCTGATGTGTTGTGTGTCACCGTGCCAGTAGACCAGTCGTGCCAGCGTGGCTCATCAAACGACACACCGCCTGTGGTATATGAGGCTGACGCAGGGCCAATGGTGGCTCCAGTCCGGTCAAGCGCAAGGTACAACACAGACGGCATTGACCAAGCAGTACCACGCAGGACAAGGTCAGACCACTTTTGGAACGTGTATCCTGTCCACGCACCACTAGGCGTCAAAGATATACTGCCCGAAGCGATCTGGAGGTCTTCGTCTGGCCCGTGAACTCGGGGGCTGGCAAAGAGGCCGTGGTACAGTAGTGACCCTGCGACAGTGATTTCAGTGTAAGCACCAGAACTACCTGCGGTTCCGACGACACTGATGACACCAGCAGTGTAAGCAGAGTTGTCAGAAGAATCTACGAAGGCAATGGGGTGCCCAGAGTTACTCGCATCTGACTGATCGAAGCGATACTTGTAGCCCGCTGCAAGACTAATGGTAGGCTGCTGTGCGCCATCGATATAGTAGACACCTTCCGACACTGTGACAGTATAAGTCGGGTTGTTGCTGCTCGGAGCATTGTGGTTTGTAGATCCACCCATATTCGCATGATTTGCACACTTGTATGCCAGAGTAGGCACCCCAGATGCATCAGCATCAAAGATGCCCCAGCCCCGCACTGTGCCATAGCTGGCAGTAGACCGGCCAAAGGACAGGGCCGCACTGTTTGCTATGCTGCTAGTGGTTGCTGCGTTACCAAAGGCTATAGCTTGTCTTGCGTAGCCGGTGCCAGTAGTGGTTACCTCCGCGCCAGTGCCGTCGTCACCAAAACCAGAGGTGCCAGTAGACAGTCCGAGATACAAGGTAGTTGCAGGCGTGTAGGATACGTTGGCTGTTAGGTGATCGAGGAACTGCCGCTCCAGCACATCTGACATCGCAGCCATTCTCTAATACAACCTAGACTAGGCGGCTGTGATATCGAGATCGCCTGCCGCGATTCTTAGAACGTCTGAAACTTGGATGGTTTTTGCTACAGCGAAACTTCCATGCAAAAGCATATTACCACCTGTGGTTGCATCCCAGATAGACCAGAAACCTATGCTACCCCAATCCGAGGTAACGCAGGCTGGAAAATCGATGACAGCCGTATTATCCGTCGTGCCCCCGCTGGCTGCGTCAAATGCAACCAGAACGCGAGTATAGCCATTGCCTGTGAGTTCTGTGCCCGAGCCATCTTCGCCCATAGATGCAACAGACAGGCCAAGGTATACGCCACCACTTTGACGTGCAGTAGGAAGTGAGAAGTCACCCGTACCGAGTATTAAATCCAAGATTTCATTTTCAAGATAATCCGACATTGCTGACATTTGATCAGTCCTTTAGCATGTTTTCGTTTGTGTGTGTGTGTTTCTTTGTCTTAACGACGGCCAGTGACAACGACATCAAGGTCAAAGCCGCTCAGGGCGAAGTCTTTGTTGTCAGTAGCGTCTAGGGCCATCTTGTAGCTCAGATAACGACCGCCCTGCCGAGTATCGAGCTTGTGATCTACGCTCGTATCCAAGGTCTGCTTGTCACTGTAGTTGGGGACGTCAGGGGCAAGAGGCGCAGATCCGAAGGTAAAGTCAAAGGTCTTACTTGAGTTGGATGTGACCACCTGTGGCGTGATCTTGGTTATGACCTTGTATCCTGACAAAGGTATCTCGACCTCGTCCAAGTCGATCCCAGTACGCTCGACAAAGGGAGGAGCAGTCGCAACGGTGTCCAGAGGCTGAGACAGGGAGCCGTTGTCGCTTAGATCAACGCCATAGAGCTTGGGTACTGTGATGGCCCTGCCTGTAGCGTTCACGGCCTCGGTGTTGTTACCTATGCTAGCCATGATGGCGTGGCGATCAAAGCCAGCGTCTTGAGCGGCGTAAGTACCTCCCGCTGTGTCGTAGACGAGGGTCGTGGTGGCATAGGTCCTGACGCTGTTTATGTTGGCTGTGGTAGCTGAGACGACGTGAGGCAGATCCATGAAAGACCACGTATTGTAGCGGTAGTTGTACACAGCGGCCCTGTTGGCACCGATTGGCGCGAAGGCTGGGCGATCCGTGGTCATATCGTCGGAGCTTGGGTAACAGAAGTAAATCTCGGACAGCGGGTGATTGTGATACGTGAAGCAGTGATGCGTGGCCGAGTTGTCGAGGGCATCGAAGATGTAAGCTCTGATACGGTCGTCTACTAGGCTTTCTTTCGTGGTGCCATCGTGTGCCCAGATATCGTCGGTGTCAAAGACGTAGTGCTTAGTTTGGACCTCGACGACACAGTTCTGGCTAATGATCCCACAGCTTGAGAAGATCTTGCGGAAGTTATGGATGAAGGCCCCACCGACGAACTCCATGAGCCAGACTTGGTCGTTGCTGTAGATGATAAAGTTGGTGCCAAGGCTCAAGCCATCAACAATGGGTGTCTCCATCTGGATGATGTCGTTGGTCCCTGCTGACTTGGTTGGGTCAGCTTCCTCCCACGATGTGGGTATCTGGTTTGGCAAGGCGATGTCGGAGAAGCGAACACGGTTGGGATAACTGGTGCCATCCTCGGTGGTATTCAGAGCAACAAGGAAGTCGCCGTAGGTCCTGAGCGCCTTGGCTCGGTATGAGTTAGGCCAGAAGGTGAGGTCGGCGAAGTTGGTACCGTTAGGGCCGCGAAACACGGGCACTCGGTCTTCCCTGTTAACGTAGGTAACGTCAGAGAGGACCGTGGCTGTGACGGGGGCCTCGGCAGAGGCACTTAAGGCACCAATGGCACCAGAGCGGTCGGTCAAAGTGTTGTTGGAGAACTCGTGAAGCTTAAAGCGATCAGAGACGAGAAGGACACTGTCGTAGCCGGTAGAGCTAAAGATACCGTGGGCCATCACAGGCACAAAGGCGACCGAAGATAACAAGGTGCGGAAGACTGGTGATCGCGAGATTGCGCCGTCAGCAAAGCGTACATTGAGGGCTCGGTCGAAGGCGTTGATGGGAAGGTTGAAGGGCTCAATGTCGGTGATGACGCCGGTGACCCCGAGGCCGCGTATGGGTAAGTTAGGCATAGCTAGAGCGCCCCCC